AAGAAAGCGGCTAAAGCTGAGAGAGCAGTAAGCAAAAAGACCACAAAAAGAACAACCCGCAAAGCTAAGTAATGAGCTACAGTATAGTAACCCCAGCAACTTTAAAAGCTTTAACCGTACAAGAGGTTAAGGACTATTTACGTGTAGACTCTAGCGACGAGGACACTCTACTAGGGGTACTTATTGAAGCTTCCACACAAATAGCGGAGCACTACTTAGGGCGGTTCTTATTGACTACGGTAATAGATGAATTTTACGACTTCTTCCCGGTGTATAAAACGGGAGTAGATCCGTTCCAAGGGGATAAAAACATTATCTATTTAAGTAGAGGACCAGTACAAAGCGTAGCTAGTGTTAAGTATGTAGACGGCAGCGGAGCAGAGCAGACCGTAACAGCTAGCGACTACAATACCGACTTAGTAAGCGAGCCGGGGCGTATAATGCCCGATCAAGGATGGCAAGCTACAAAGGACACGGTAAACGCTGTTATTATTCGTTATACCTGCGGCTATACTCAAGCTTCGGACGTACCGGCAAATATAAAAATGGCTATGCTTTTGATTATTGGAGAAATGTACGAGAAGCGAGTAGACAGCGTACACCGCTTACCTACAGCTAGCGAGTACTTACTAAACCCGTTTAGAGTTTTCCGCTTTGATTGATCCCGGTAAACTAGATAGAAGAATAACGCTACGAAGTGCTAGCGTAAGTACGGACAGCTTCGGCCAGGCCGTACGCACGTATAGCGACCTGGGTAACGTATGGGCTAAAGTAGACTACCGCACAGTAAAGGAAGGCGAAGAGACCTCTAGACTTACTAGCGTTAATAAGGTCCGCTTTACGATTAGATACCGCAGCGACGTAGACGCTACCACCAAAATAAGCTGGGACGGCAATACCTACGAAATAGAGGGCGTAAGCTTAGAAGGTAGAGAGCGTTATTTAATCTTAGACACTACACTTAGGGACTAATGAAGGACGGCATTTACTTTGAGGTAGAGGGACTAGAAAAGGCCTTAATGAAGCTAGAACGGTTAGCAGAAATAGACCGTAAGAAAGCTAGGCAATTTAAGGCCGGTATAAGAAAGGCAGCTAAACCAATGGTAACGGCTGTAAAGGCTTCTATAAAAGACTCAAAGAAAAGCAGCGTAACTACTAGAACGGTTAAAAAGAAAAACAAAGAGAGCACAGTAACCAATAAGAGCGGGAACTTACGCCGGTCTATAGGGTTTTTTCCTTCTAGGAAAAGGGGCGCTCTTTTAGGTTATGTAGGGGCTAGAATGGGTAAGAAGGCAGGTAAGACTTTCGACGGCTACTATGCTGCTATCGTAAATTACGGACTACCTAGAGGAAAGGCAAAAGCTGAACCGGATAATAAGCGTAACATAAACTACGCAGAAAAAGGCTTTAAGAAAGCCGCAGCACAAACACAAGCACAGCTATTAAGAGAGGTGCAAAAAATACTAAAGCAAAGCATATACCAGCTCAGTAGATAATGAACGAAGGCAAAGCTATATATTCTATCCTTACTAATGATAGCGACGTAAGCGCTATAATAGGTACTAAGGTTTACCCGCAGATAGCAGCGCAAGGCGCGGCTTTTCCTTTTGTTGTATATGTACTACAAGATAACAGCCCCAGCGATACTAAAAGCGGGGTAAGTACTTTAGATGAAATACGCTACGACATAGTAGCGGCAGCAGAAACTTACAGCGAACTAACGGACCTTACGGAGAAAGTTAGAACGGCTTTAGACCGTTACACGGGAACCGTAGAAGGGGTAGTAATAGACAGCATACAGTTTATAGACTTGGACGTAGATAACGATCCAGCTACCGAGACTTACGTAAGCAGCTCGGAGTACATTTTAAGAATTAAGCGATGAAAATAACACTAACAAAAAAAGTAACCTCTCCTAGTGGTAAGAAGCTAGCTAAAGGTCTAACTTTAACAGTAGTAAACGAATACGGCCAGGAGCTTATAGAAGCGGGAAAGGCTGTAAAATTTGGAGAGGAAGCCCCGGCAGAAGCTCCGCAAGTAATAGAAGAAGAACAAATAAATTTGAATTAAAATGGCAACTACTGGCATTATGAACGGAACCCTTTTAGGGGTTTATTCGGGAAGCACTCTAATAGCTCACGCTACAGAGGGCTCTATCTCTTTATCAATGGATACGAGAGACGCAACAAGTAAGGACTCTAGCGGAAGCAGAGACTTACTAGAAGCAACTAAAAGCGGTACTATTTCGGTATCTGCACTATACGCAGAAGACGCAGCTTACGGCGTAGATGATCTTATGACAGCTTGGAGCGGACGCACTACGCTTACTGTTAAGTTCTCTACTGAGGTAACTGGGGACCACTACTGGGAAGCTTCAGCTTACGTTACTTCTTTGGAAATAAATTCCGGAATGGAGGACAATGTAAGTTATTCAGCTACGTTTGAATTAAGCGGCGCTATAACTTACGGCGTAGTATCTTAATAGAACACTAAACACACTTAAAGCAAATGGTTAAATACGTAGAAATAGGAGGCGAAGAAAGACCGGTAAAGTTTGGCTTCGCTGCTTTAATGGAATTTACCGAGGAGAACGGCTATACTATGGCCGACCTTGATAACCTCGGCGAAAATATGAAGCTAAAAGACGCACTCTTTTTAGTTTGGTGCGGTTTAAAGCACGGCGCTAGGGTAGAGAAAAAACCTTATAGCTATAGCATAGAGGAAGTAGCGGACTGGCTAGACGAACAGCCGGAAGCTATGGAGAAGGTCCTAAACGTATTTAGCTCAAGCTTTGGAGCCTCGGAAGAGGAAAAAAAGTAAACGGGGCGCCGGGCGAAAGCTCGGCAGCCCCTTTAACTTTTGACAGCTACCAGGAGCTAGCCCTAGGGCAGTTAAACTGGACACCGGAAGCATTTTACAATGCTACGCCTAGAGAGTTAAATAATGCCTTGAAAGGCTTTTTTAATTTGTACGAAATAAACCAGCAGCAAAGCTGGGAGCGGGAGCGCTGGAGTACTACTATACTAGTGAACCTAGAGCTACCAAAAAACAAAAAGATAAAGCCCCAAGATCTTACTGTATTTCCTTGGGAAAAGAAACACAAAGAAGCGAAGCTAAGTAAAGAACAAGCTAAAGCAATACTAAGCAAATGGCAAAAAAGAGCGTAGCGAGTACTAACGTAAGCATAGGCGCTAACCTTTCCGGCCTTAAAAGAGGCCTAAAGATAGCGGGTAACAGCCTTAAAAAGTTTGGGGCTAGTGCTAAACGTATAGGCGGTAATATTACTAGGAATGTTACTCTACCTTTTGCCGCTGCTGGCGCAGCCGGTGTAAAGATGGCTACGGACCTAGAGACTAGCTTTAGCAAAATTGAGAATCTTGTAGGTATTACGGGCAAGGCGCTAGACGATTTTAAGACTAGCGTAAAAGGCGTAAGCGCTGTAACCGGACAAAGCCAGCAGGCACTAAGTGAGGCACTCTTTACGGTGGCCTCCGCAGGTCTACGAGGGGCAGAAGCTACCGAAGTATTAGAACGATCCGCGAAAGCTTCCGCTATTGGTTTAGGAGATACCCAACAAATAGCGCAAGCTTTAACGGGGGTACTACAAGCCTACGGAAAAGAAAACCTAACGGCAGCGGAAGCTACCGACACTTTAACGGCTATAGTAAGAGAAGGTAACCTAGAAGCGGAAAGCCTAGCTCCTACCCTTGGGCGTATAGTGGGTATAGGTTCGCAGCTAGGTATAAGCTTCCAAGAACTAGGCGCTAATATAGCGACCTTTACGCGCTTGGGTGTACCGGCAGAAGAGGCCGTAGTAGGTTTACGCGGTGTAATGACTAGTTTTTTAAAGCCTACGCAAGACGCTGAAAAGGCGTTAGCTACTTTAGGCTTAACTTCCGAGGACCTAAGAAACAAGGTAGGAGAAGAAGGCCTACAGTCTACGCTAGCTTTTCTTACCGAAAGCTTTAAAGGAAACGACGAAGCGCTAGTTAGCGTATTCGGAAACGTAAGAGCTCTTAGTACTGTATTGGGTACGGCGGGAGCCCAGGGCGAAGCCTACGCAGATGTACTAAACAACATAAGCAACAGCACCGGAATAGTAGACGACGGCTTTAAAAATGTAAGCCAAACGAGCGGCTTTAAATTCCAGCAAACGCTAAACAGTTTAAGAAACGCAGGTATAGAGCTAGGGGCTGCTTTACTGCCTTTAGTTACTAAAATAGCTAACTTCCTTACTAGAGCTATAAACGGCTTTAGAAATCTTAGTACAACAACCAAAACGGTAATACTAACGCTTACCGCTTTAGTAGCGGCTAGCGGTCCAATAATGACAGCAATAGGTTTTATAAGTGCTGCCGCAGGGGTTCTAATTCCCGCTATAAGTGCTCTTATTAGCGCTTTACTTACTCCGGTAGGATTAGTAGTAGCGGGTATAGTTTTACTTATTGGCTTAACTATTAAGTTTTGGGATGAGATAAGGCCTATACTAGTAAAGACAATAAACTTTTTTATAGACCTCTATAACGAGAGTATGTTTTTTAGAGGGGCTATTCAATATGTTATTTTAAGCTTTAAAAACTTTTGGACTGTTATAAAAGCTGTATTTAACGGACTGATAGAGTATTTAAAAAGTGTAAAGGACTTTTGGGTAGCTGTATTTACTGGCGATTGGGAAGGAATAAAACGCGCTTTAAAAAGAGGGTTAGATTCAGTACTTGATACGGTAGACGAAACTATTGCGGGAGTAAAAGATAATTTCGACGATGCCCTAGAAAACACCTTTACCCCTAAAGAAAAAGTAGAATTTGTTACTGAAGAGGGAGTACAAAAGGGAATAGATAAGATAACGGAACCCGTTAAAAAAGCTTGGGCAAAGCTTACGGGTATGTTCACTTTTGGCGGTGGCGCAGGTACTAGTACTGGCGGTGGTGGTGATGGTACTAGTACTGGCGGCGGTGGCGGTGAAGGCTTACCTAATTTAGATCCTTCAGCTTTGGAGGACTATATGTATAGCGATGAGGACGCAGAAAAGACTACTAGCAACTTATCTAAAGTAGGGCTAGCTTGGAAGCAGTATAGCGTACAAGTACAAGCTAACGCAGAAATGGCCGCTCAAGCTATTACTAATATGGTGGACGGTATTATACACGAAGGTATAATGCGACTAGGCGAAAGCTTAATTACTGGACAGTCAGCTTTTGAGGGCTTCGGAGTATTTGTATTAGGAGCTTTTGCAAGCACAGCAGAGCAGCTAGGTAAGATGGCTCTTAGTATAGGTTTTACCGTAGACGCTATTAAAGCCGCTTTAGCAACTATGAGCGGACCGGTAGCAATAGCTGCAGGGGTAGCCCTTCTAGCTTTAGCGGGAGCTGCTAGGGGTAAGATGAAACAAATAGCAGCTAATAAAGACCAAGTAAAACTAGCGAAAGGGGGGTTAGCCTATGGCGAAACTTTAGCAGTAGTCGGAGACAATCCTAACGCTAGAATGGATCCGGAGGTAATAGCGCCACTAAGTAAGCTGCAAGGTATGTTAGGCAAATCCAACGGAGGAGCTGTAGAGGTGTACGGACGCATAAGCGGCCAGGACATCCTCCTAAGCTCCGAGAAAGCAGGACGAGTACGAACTAGATATAGAGGCTTTTAGTAGATGGGTTTAAGATTACAAAGCGAATTCCACAGCTCAACAAATAAGCTCTATAAAATAGAGATATACCAGGAAGGCTATAGCGCGGGTATTACTTCTTTTAC